TGGCGCTACCGCCAGCAAAGACAAAAGCTCCTCTAACTCTTGAATCTTCTTCATCTGCTAACTCCGCTAATCTCTTGAATTTTGCAACACTAGACGCCCATAGGTCGTCCGCACATTGGATAACATCTGCAACTTCCGGCGGTATTTCGTCGGGGTTTTCATCAGCAAGAATAAGTAAGTTAGCTCGAACTGTTTTGTCGATTGAATATTTCTTCTCGCCATCTTTGTAGCTCTCCATCAGTTTCTTGGCTTGGTCGCCCACACGGGCAAGCACCCATTCTCTCATGCGAGGACTGCGTACGGATGTAATTTCACCCTCAGTGATTTCAGCCACGAGGTTTTCAATCTCAGCCAACTCCTCGCCTGCGTAGCGCACGGCTGCCTCAGCCAAGGGTTTGTCCAACAACACACCTCGGTCATTGATGCGCTCGCTGACGTGGTAATCAAGCAACTCCTCGTTGGATAGCTCACGCATGGCCAATGAGATGGCTCGCATGGCTCTGACGTCTTGCAAAGCGTATTGGCCAAGCTCCTCTAATACTTCAGGCTCATCATTGAAGGGCGGTACGCAACACATACGAATCAGTTGCGAACCACGGTGATCTTTTTTCATTGACACTGACGCAAAGCGACCTACATCTTCTAATGACCCAGGCGCGCAGTTAGCCCTAGACTGCGTTGCAGTGCAATAAAACTGTTCTAGCTTAGGCTCTGGCACGTTGTAATCAGGGCAGATGACATACCAAATAATCAGCCTATCAAAGCCTGCGTTGTGGCAACGTATCTGACCGCCGTTAGCAAAATGATCAGCAACGTCTGACGGGAACGGCTCTTTACCTGCCCACCAAATTTTTGCATCGCCATCATCAAACGCATACGTCATACAAATAACTTGCGTTGAAGAATCCTTAGCGTAGTTATACGCACCTTTCACAGGCAAATTGCAATGACTGCGTGTTTCCGTATCAAGCCATAGGATTGACATTTCTATCCTTTCTATTGGCCTGCCAATGTCTATTTTCGTAGGTATGAATGCGGTGGCAATTAGCGCAAAGTACATCGCACTTATCAATCTCAGCTAACAATCTAGCCAACGCCACTTTTGGGTCTTGGCTGACGTTAAATTGTTTAACCCCGCGCACATGATTAAAATCAAGAGCAGCAGGGTGACCTTTATAGCCGCATATATAGCAACCCTTATCCATTTTTATCTTGTTAATAATATCTCTGCGTGACTGTTGATAGGCCTTGTTAGTGACCTTTTTGTTAGGACTGTTGTGTTTACATATATCGGAACAATACCGCCTAAATGAAACGTTAGGGGTAAACGCGGTTTTACAAGTTATACAGTTTTTCATAATAATTAGGTGGGGTTACTCGCTGCAGTGGCGCTAGAGTCGGTAGCCTGTTTGCAGCCACCATCCGCTTTCACCCCTATTCTTTAGCTACGACGGCGACGTGTTGTTGCAGGCGCAGCTTCTTCAGCTTGCGGTGCTTCAATCTTAGGCGCATCCGCTGGTGCAGCCTCAACATCCATCGTCACCCATTCTTGGATGTCGAACACTGGCGTGTAAATGCGACCATAGGACTTGTGCGTGTAGTGTTCTTTCTTGAGTAGCACCACTGGTACTGGCTTGGTTTGATCCTTCTCTACTTGCGTAGCGATGGCCACAGCCAAGGCTTGAACAGAACGCTTACCGCCAACAGACGTGGTTGTATAACGTGCTTCCATGCCTTTATCTTCACCTGAGATGCACTTCATTGAAAGACCAACCTGTGCTTCCCAACCTTTTTTAGCGTTAGGTGGAGCAGCGTCTAGCTCAGGCAAAGGCTGTGATACAGACACCATCTTTTCACCAAGAACTTCACCATCACCCCATGCAATAAAGCCATGCACGAATGAGAATGGATTGATAGCCCAAAGAGCGTCGTCCTCGATTTCTGTTTGGTCTGCACCAAACACCCAGTGACCTGTCTTGTCCATCTTGATGATAACGACGCCCGCAGGGCCGATTTCAGTTTCAATGGAGCGCAAGGCTGTTGTTAATGATGCTACTGAAGGTAAGTTACCTGAACCGAAAGATACTAAATTTGACATGATTGATTCCTTTATTGAAGTTTAGAGAGGGCTGCGGTCAACTGCTGCCCGATTTGCAACACCGCTGGGCGTGGATCATCCACGGGTGCCAACGTACTACCTGAGCTAATCGCAACTACGTGACTAGCGGGTAATTCTTTTTTCTGCTTTTTAAGCAGTTTTTCAGCCTGTGCAGGTGAAAGTAATTTTTTAGTATACAACTCGTCAGCAGACAAGTCGTTCATAAGTTCTTTAGCAGCCAGTTCTTCATCCACCCATTGACGTGTGGCGCGCTTGGCGATTAACTTCCAGCCTGGCACAGGCTTACCTGTTTCCAATACTTGATGCGCTAAGGCGCGTAGGTCTGTAATCCATTGTTCCAAAATGTCAGCGTTCTTGAGGTAGCCACCAATTTGGTCAGCATCTAGTTCCTCAATCTTAAGCTTCAATGCGCGGTCTACTGCACCTGTCATCTTAGGACAGACTGGCTTGGCAGCACACCAACGGCAGTGCTCGCCATGCTGTAGCGGTGCGTCTGGTTTCTGTGCAATCTGCACGGCCATCTTGAGTTCGTTCTCAAACGCTTTGATGCGCTCAGGTGTTGTCACCCAACGGCGAATCTCAGGTGGCTGCACGATGATGCACTCGATTTCGGTCGCACCTTCAAACACCCACTGTGACTCTTTGGTGCGCATGGCTGCGGCTGCATAGAACATCAACTGTGGGTTTTCTTCAGCGGTGACTGTTACGCCATCACCAAACTTCCAATCCAAGACGATAGCTCTTGACCCAATACGACCAAGGAGATCAGTGCTGCCAAACACATCAGGAAGAAAGTCGCCAAAGCCAACGCGAGTTTCAGTTGCATATTCCATCTCCTTCTTAGGGTCTACTTCATCTAACAAGTCCAAGGCTGGAAACAGCTTGTCCTCTAATAATTCTTTGGTGAACACCACATCGTTGTACTTAGTGCCTAAGAACTCAATAGGCGCTTTGTCTGTTTCAAGCACTTCGGAAATGATGTTGTGTAAGAGTGTGCCTTCGTCTGCGTATTTGCTACTTGGCTTTGGTGGCACTGTGTCGCATAGAGCAACTGAGCCAGGGCAAGCAATCACACGCTTGGCTGTTGAACCGCCGACAACTCGGCTGTGGGCTGTAACTATGGTCATTTAATGTCCTTTACTTTATTGATTGAGATTCCACTGTATCACAGAAATAATTATTGTGCAAAACTTTTTTACTGTGGTATATTCTGTTACACAAACAGGAGAATACACTATGTTAGAAAAAGAAGTAGAGAAACATTTTATCTGGGCTGTGCAACGGCTAGGTGGCATCACCTATAAGTTCCGCAGTCCTACACAGCGCGGCGTCACAGACCGCATCGCTTGCTTGCCAGGCGGTGTGACATGGTTCGTGGAGTTGAAAACAGAAGGCGGTAAGTTATCTGCACTGCAACAAGTTCACGCCCACAATCTTAAATCACTGCAACAGAACTACGCTTGCTTGTGGTCAAAAGAACACGTTGATTTATGGGCTGAAAATGCGCTACCTCGTTAAAGACGAAACAGGCCAAGCCCTGCGTATGTTCCACACCCGTGCTGAAGCTGTTGTATTTATGCAACATGATTGGTCATTAGTCGTGCTTCCACGCAAAGTAAAACCAAACTTATTTGACATCGTTGGAGAGGCACCATTTTGAAACTACGTGATTACCAAGAGAAGGCTGCCGACTTCTTGTACGAGCATGACCGCGCCATGATCCTTGCGCCTGTGGGCGCAGGTAAGACGGCTATTACCCTTACGGCTATGTCCGATATGTTGCGCTGTGGCATCGTCAAGCGTTGGTTAGTGTTAGCCCCTAAGCGTGTCTGCACCGACGTATGGCCTGTCGAGCAACCCAAGTGGGCGTCTGAGATGCCCTTAGCCGTTGCAGTGGGCACACCTGCGCAACGCCTACACGCCCTCATGTCTGATATGCCTGTGGTTGTGACCAACTACGACAACATACAGTGGTTAGCTACACAAGACCTGAACTTTGATGGCATCGTGTTTGACGAGTTGACACGCCTTAAAAACTCATCAGGACTGCGCTTCAAAGCCCTGTCTAAAGTGATTGACAAGATCAACGTGCGTTGGGGTCTGACTGGTTCGTTTACTAGCAATGGCCTTGAGGATGTGTTTGGTCAGTGCAAGATTGTGGATCAAAGCCTGCTAGGTCGTGCCAAAGGCGCGTTCATGCAACAGTATTTTGTTCTTGTTAACAAGGACTTTGGCGAATGGGCGCCACGTGTAGGTTCACTAGAGGCGGTAATGAAACAGATCAAACCAGCAACATTCCTGTTAGACGCAGGCGAGTACAAGGACAAGTTGCCACCATGCCATGTGGTTGAGATGAAGTGCGACCTAGACGATAGGCAACCCTACGAGAAGATGAAGAAGGATTTTGTTGTTGAGTTCGGCACTGAGCAGATTACGGCGGTCAACGCAGGTGTGGTCACAGGCAAGCTACAGCAGATGTCGTCAGGTTTCGTTTACAACACCGAAACGACTGCATCGGACACGCCAGGCAAGTTCAACGTATCCAATACGCCATTGTGGTTTAGCTACCATAAGTTTGACCTGCTAGACGAGTTGATTGAGGAGAACCAACACGCCAACACCATCATCGTCTACAACTACGTGGAAGAACTAGCCGAACTTAAGCGCCGCTACCCACACGCTCAGACGATTAACGACACCAAGGCCATCGAGCGTTGGAATGACGGCAAGATTGAGCTACTGCTCATCCACCCTAAGTCAGCCGGCCATGGCTTGAACTTACAGCATGGCGGTTGCAAAATGGTGTTTGTTTCCTTGCCTTGGAGCTTGGAACTGTACGAACAAACCGTTGGGCGCTTGCACAGATCAGGGCAGACGCACGATGTTTGGGTTTATCTATTGATGACAAACAAAACCATAGATGAACGCATTTGGGGCGCCCTGAAGGACAAGAGGGCGGTATCGGATATAGCACTAGAGGAACTGAAATGAAACAAGACAAAAAGCCACAACCTGCTGCCTACGATGGCATGACGCAACAAGAGGTGGCGGACTCGTTAGGCATCACCAGAACAGCGGTGTACCAGATTGAGCAACGCGCTTATAAGAAGTTTAAGAAGGAACTGGCTAAACGCGTGAAACACATTAACGACTTGATAGGAGATTGAAATGAGCAGTTTGATTGAAAAAGCCAAAAAGATGGCGGATGACATCGACGAATACGCGCCAGACACGAACATCGCACACATGATCCGTGACTTGGTTTTAGAGATTGAAATATTAGAAAGGAAGTTACATGAGCAAACTGTTAAGCTTAAGAACACAACTAAAGGCTGCTAAGGCTGAGGCCACCATCCGTGCTAGGTTTGCTACGTCTGCCAAGCGCGCCCATGAGCGAGCCGTTAATAAGGTCGTACAACTGAATGAAAGGATTATCCGTGAAAAGATTAAGCTGGCGCGCACTAAATGATGTGTTGACGCAACTCACCGAAGATGAGCTAGTAGCCATGCTCAACGAAGAACGCACTGGCGAGCGCCGTGCTTCTGTCCTACAACGCCTGCACCAACGCTATACGATTGTGCGAGCATCCCGTGAACGCATTGAAATTATGAAAGAAGCAGCCCAACCATGACCGATTTTAGTACCTGGAGCCATGCTAATTTGGTAAAGTTTGCTACGGAAAGTCATCAAGAGATGACACACCTACGAAACGATTTACGCGTCGCTATCGACGCATACAGAACTTTATTGAAAGAAACACATGAACAGAACTTGCAGCAACTGCCAACTGAGCAGCTACAACCAGACGGGGCGGTCAATCACCAGCCCGGATGGCCTCACATACAAGTGGATTTGTTTTAGATGCAACGAACTAAGGAGAGAACGTGAAGAACAGCGACAGAGAACTCGTGAAACAAATGATTAGCGCAGGGCGCTACGGTGCAGTCTTAGACTTCATGCCTGCGGTCATTGCAGCCGATTCTAAAGAGATGATTGAACGCATGGGTAATAAATGGTGTTGTCATAAGGACAATCAAGTCAAGCGCTTAGACGTGCCGTTAGACATTCTTAAAAGCCATCAATCCAAGGTGCTGCGTAGAAAATGAGCAAGCCTGCCATCATTACTTTATATGCTGTGGCTTTTATCGTGAGTGTGGTGTTTGCTTACGGTCATGGTCACAAGCATGGGCGCCATGCGCAGTTGAGTATGGCTCAAGTGTTGGAAGTAGTTAAAGCGCAATACACCTGCAGAATGGAGTCAAAATGAAAACTTGTCCCCCTTGCCACGGCGACTGCAATCAAGGGCGTACTTGCCCTGCCAACTCTACTGCCTCAGAGCGTAAGCGTTCAACGCGGGCAGTCCAACCTCTACCGAATGTTGAGAACGTTGGTAGCGACGCTAAGAAGGCCTGTCGGCTATCACAGTATCCGTTGATCAAGTCAATCAAAGATTGGTTCTTGAACTGAGCTATAGCAGCGAGAGTGTTATTGCCAATAGCACCGTCAGCAGCAACGCCAAGACATCCCTGCAATAACTTAACGGCGCGTCCTGGGCCTGAGTTAACGGCGGTATCAAACACGCATAGATCAAGGCCAGAAGGCAAGTCAGAGCAACGAGTAGCATTCCAATATTTCCTCTGATATAGTGGTATCACGTCGGCTGCGACGAGGGCTCTCATTTGCTTTTCGTCTACAGGATGCCCCACCCATTCTTCCCAAACCCTAGCTGTTACACCTAAATTTGTCATACCGCCTGGGTCTTTTTCGTGATTAACAAAGCCACCTTCTTCTTTAAGAACATGGCGCATGGCGAGGTCTAGGTTCTCAATCATTTACTAGCCATCTTTTTGGTGTAGAACAAGGTGCGATCGCCGAACAAGTAGAAACCAATCACAGCAGCGAAGTTATCAATCTCAACAGAAGGTGTACCGTAGGTATGTGACCAACACCACGTACCAAGGGCTACGGCTGCCACTAGAGGGCGTTGCAAGCGTACGATGGCGTCAACCCACATATAGCTTGGATTAGAGCCACCAGCGTCGTTTAACGCCTTGAACATATCCAAGTCCAACTGACGCATCTTGACGTACTCATCAATCGTTGCGGGCTTGAACACATCCGCTGCTACAAAACGATTGATTAGGGATTTCCCTAAATCAACCGCTAAGGGTGCAAACGCAGCGAGGGCGGTTAAAGGATCCATATTCCGTAGCCTAGCAAACCGCCCAAAACAGTCGCTACAGCGTCTTTGATGTCGGGTGTATGGTTAGGGGTGTAATAGTCGTAAATCTCTTTAGCAACGGCGCCTATGATGGCTAGGATTAAGCCGATGCCAAACAACTGACCGATTGCGAACAACACGACACCACCTGCAAAATGAAACACTTTGTCAGCAGGGATGGTGTTAGCCCAAGCGATTAGTTTTTCAATCACTTGTTTTCCTTCTCATCTAGCTTTTTAAAAATAAGCCCAAGGGTCTTATCAACATTAGAAAAGCCTGCCTTCATATCTTCTTTAATCTCACGCACTGCATCTTTGAAGTCATCACGGCGCACATAGACCTCAGGCAGATCACGTTCAATCTGGCGCATATCACGCTTGAGTTCTTGTATTGCGTCCCAAATCACTTTAAGCACCCACCCAAAAGCTGCGCCACCACCGGCGAACACCCAGTTTATTAAAGTCTGATCCATTATTGAGCCAATGCATTCTCATTTTCTTGATCCCTCGCTAATGCGTTAGCTCCCAACGCGCCAGCCCCCGTAAACTTCTCCCCCATCTTCTTGGCGCCTTGCCAATTTTTAGGGTCTTTTAACGCTTTAAGGACAGCGTTGCGTTCAGACGCAGGTAAGGTGTTAAGTAGCTCATCAAAGCTCTTAGCAGTCTTAGCTGCTTCTGTTAGCTGTGCCATCGTGCGCTTGGTCACAATCTTACCAACGATATCCAACGTTTTGTTGGTGGTTGTGGCCACCACGTTAAACACGTTAGGTAGTTTAAGATTGATAGCGTGGTCTTTCATTAGCTCAACCAAGGCTTGATCACCTGCTGTGGCTTGTTTAGCCATCTCAGCGGATGTTTTGACCTGTTTAGCTGCGCCTCTGAGTGTTTTCATGGCGTCTTTGCTCATCTCAACAGCGATGTCGTAGTTGCCAGAACCAAAGATTTTCTCGACCACTTCTGGTGAGTTGCCCTCAACCAAGTCAACGAACTGTTGTGGTGACTTCTTATACAAGTCCATCGCTTGCGCGCCCAACTTGGTCTGACCGATACGCTGAGAACCCTTAGTGTAATTCTCTAAGTATTTACGGTAACCTGTACCACCCGCGCCTTCGATGGCGTCGACTAGCAATGGTTTGATGTCAGACAATACTTCGGCAGCCAAACGTTTTTGAGCCGTAGCATCCATGCCTGGGCGTAGCTTCTCAATCGCTGCGTTGACAGAGTTTTTACGAATAGCATCCAAAGCTCTAGCATCAACCACACCGCCTGAGCTAGTCCATTTAGCGATGTCATCCGCTACGTTACGCACTGCACCTGCCAAAATGTCGTTACCCGCAAACGATGGATTGTCTGCAACGCTTAACACTTGACGTGCTAATACGTCGCCTTGGATTGGTTTGATGCCAAAACTACGCAAAGTCTTGGCTGCATCATTTGCAAAACGAGCACCTTGACCAAGGTCTAATGATGCTTGAGCAGCCTTATCAGACCATTCGCCGAAGGCTTTTTCTGCTAATTCGTTAGCGTAAGTGTAGCGAGCAGTGCTTGTTGGCAAGCCTTGTTTGATAACTTGCAACTTAGCGTAGGCGTCTGCTGCGTTACCTGCACTGATCAAATCACGCACTTCTTGTACCTTGGCTGCTGCGTCACCACTTAGTTTGCCAGCTTCTTTTTCATACTGAGCCACTGCTTTACCTAAGTTAGCACGGCTCAACGCAGCTTCGCGTTGTGGGCCAGTCATGGCGTTCAAGGCTGACTTAGCGTTAGCCAAAGTATTGCGTGATGCTGTAGCGGTTTCACCACCTGCCAACTGGCTTAGTTTGTTAACGGTTGCAAAGTCTTGTGTGTTTAATAGATCAGTAAAAAACTTAGGGTCGCGTGTAGCGACGTTCTTAAGCAATGATTGTACGGTTGGTTGATTAAGACCTGCGTCTGCAATCGCTTGGGCTGGAGTAACCCCAGGCGCAGCGTTGCGTAGGGCGTTTAATACTTGGTCTAGCTCACCGCCTGCTACGGCTTCACGAGCAATTTTAGCGGCCTTTTGCGTAGGAATCTGACGTAGGTCTGCTACTTTACCTAATACGTTAGATACGCCTTCAGCAGCTTTACCAACGCCTTTAGCAATAATCGGCGCAGCCACACGACCACCTGCCTCGTATGTTGCACCTTCCAAAATGTTCTTAGCAGGCTCAGTAACAATCTCAGCGCCTTTGCGTGGGGCTTTCAACCCTAACGCCACGTCTGCTTGTTCTAGTGCTTCTTTAGCGATGCCGTAACCTAGACCTGCGCCAGCTACACCGCCTGTGGCAGTACCTACACCGGGCGCCGCTAAAGTACCGGCTCCACCACCTAAAAGACCGCCAACAATAGCGCCGCCTGCTTCAATAGTAGGGCCTAGCACCTGACGGGCTGTTACAGCGCCTTCGTACAACTTTGGATACTTCTTAGCCCAATCAGGCGCACGTTCAGGCAAAACGTTCTCACGTGTTGCTGTGGCCTCAACAGGCGCTAATTTACCGATGTCATAGCCATTCGCAGCTAGTTTTTCGGTTAGCTGCGCTTTGGTCGTGCCTTCAGGCACGTTCCGTAACAGCGTTCCATCTGGTAGGCGGACATCCATGACAGGCCTTATTTCAATGAGTTAAAGTCAATAACGTTTTCTGCTCCTGCAGGTACGCCAGTGCGAGGTGCGGTAGGCGCTGCGCTAGGTGTGGTGACAGGTGATGCTTGACCTGCTTTAGCACGCGAGCGATCCATACCAGTACGCAAGATGCCTTGCAACTCACGAGCCGCTGCAACGTATTCTTTCTCGTTAGACGCTTTGTTTATACGCATAATGGCTGCAGTAGCTTTTTCACCTTCTTTTTCAGTGATAGAACCGCCGCCTTTAAGAGCATTAAACGCTTCCAAGAACGCTTTACCTTCGATTTGTTTCTGACGAACTTCATAAGACGCCGCGTCAGAACCTTCCATAAAGCGCATACCTGGTACAAGCGTAGCACCCACGTAGCTTGAGAAGCCTGGGTGAGGCTTGGTTGCTTTCTGAATAACTTTACCGCTTGCATCCTTGATCTCTGGCTTACCAACCATTTCGTCAATAAGACGGATACCTTCTTCAGCAGTTTGGATTGCGCCTGGCAATGCTTGCTCAGCAACAGCTTTGTTTTTACCAAGTGTTTGGCCGTACTCTTTAGCACTAGCCAAGTTAGCTTGCAATGTTGGGTCAGTGTCTTTAGCCAAACGCTCACGTTTAAGACCAAGGTCTTGTTTTTGGAATTCGCTAAGGCTCATCTGCTCTAAGCGTTTGTCAGCATTGACGCCCATCTTTAAAAAATAATCTTTGCGTTGGGCTGGATTCATAGCGCCTACTTGCGACCATTGCATTTTAGCTTGATCAGGCGTAATTTCTTTACGCAACACAGAGTCTTGTAGGTGCGCCAATACGTTTTCGTCTGAGGGGTTAAACGCCAAATCAGACGTACGTTGACGATGCGCTTCTAATGTTTGCTTGTCAATATCGCCTCTTAGCTTTTTAGTTTCTAAGCCAGCTTTTTCTTGTTCAGCCAACAGCTTGCCATAACCTAAGCCAGTCTTACCAAACTGTGACAGTTGAGCGCGAGTTTCAGGGTTAGACAAGTCAGCACTGCGTAAAAAGTTACGCACTTCTTGTTCTTCTTGCATCCCACGTTGAAGGTCTTGGTACTTTAGCGCGTTAACGGCGCTTTCCATAGCGCGCCCTTGAACGACTAACGGATTTTCAATCTGTACGGGTTTTACGCCTAAAGCGATACTTGGGTCAATTTGCGCCATGTTTAATCCTTATCCATACACATTTAGTAATTCAGGCCCCGCGCTCGGCGTTGGCGATGCGGTCGGGAACAATCTGTTCATCATTTGTTGATTTTGGTAGAAGTTAATACCTTGGCCAACACCTTGCGCGATAGCATTAGCGGAGCCAACTTGACCTGCCGCCATAGCGTTACCTGCACCAATAATGTTAGCGCCCATTTGGTTGCCAAATTGACCTGCGGCGTTGGATAGCGTATTAGCAGATGTTTGACCAATACCTGCTAACGATTGCAACGGTTGTAGTCTGTTGGCTCGTTCAGCGTAAAAACGATTAAACGCGTTTTGATATTCTTGTGAGGCTACGTCTTGACCATAGCGTTGCGCGCCTTTTAAAGTAGCGCCTGATAATAGGCCGCCACGAGCCGCGGCTGTACGGTCTAAGGCTTTCATGCCTTCAGATAGACGGAACGCATAGCCTGGATCTGCCGTAAATTGCGTTTGCGAAAACGCTTTGTCAAACTCACCGCCTGGTTTAGTACCCATTGATAGACGATTTAACGCTAGTTCGCCAGCTTCTCGGTACGGCGTTTGAAGTTCTACCTGACGCTCAAAAATATCTCGTTGCGCGTCTGTGGCTGCTTGCGACGCTCCAGCTTGTGTTTTAGCTGCCGATTTAGATGCTTGCGAGCTTATAAGTGCGCCGCCAACAACGGCTGCTGCTACGAATCCGGCCATTATGCTTCTCCTTCTATCATAAGCTGCGTTTCAGGTGCAGCTAACGTTTTCACTCTATTAGAACCCAAACCACATTCAGGCACAACATATAAACGATCTTCTAGTGTAGGAATATCCGTACAATCATCTAAATTTTCGTAAATATCTACCCAAACGACTTCTTCTTCAAACACTCGCCCTACGCGTTGTTCACCTGCGCTTGCGTCAAATTCTAGCGGTGCTGTCAAAATCTTTACTTCTGTACCAATGTTTACAGCGATTGTACCCTTTTCAAGCCTAACTTTGTAGGCTGTTTTGTGGGGAGCGCCTGTTAAAACACACCACGGCGGTACGATAATCTTACGCTCGTAAATGCCAGGTGTAAACGTGTGCTCTGTCACAATGTCCGCCTGCTCCATCTTGAGCAGTTCGTCTTGCAACGCAACAATCTTTTCTTTCGTGACTTCAACCGTTGCCAAACCCATGTTGGCGAATGGTGTGATGTCGTAAGCCACGTTAGTTTGCTCCATTAGCTTGTAATCTCACGTCCAGACACGCGCATATTGATGGCTGTGGCTGTTCCTGCAATCGTTGAAATAAAGTCGCCTGCCATCAAGATTTGACCTACCAACTCAGGGAAGGTATACACCTCAGATGGTTGTAGCGTCTTGGTCTTGGTGATTAAGTTCAAGTTACCTGCCGTGCCTGCAGTCGTCACCAAGTTAACGCTGATTGTCGCTGCAGTTGCGCTGTAATTGGTCGCAGTGAACTTATCAATAATGGTTGTCACATTATTGGCTGTGTATTGGGTTGTCTGCGTATTTTCGACAATCTTTGCCGGTACGAGAACTTTTGCTGTTACTGTCATAATGACTCCTTAAATATTGTTGCCATGTTAGCTCCAATTACCCACAGACACAACTGTGTTAGAGCCTACTGGGTAGCACTTAAACCATGTATTAGCACCAATAACAGCAGCAGAAGCTGTAGTTAATTGAACACTAGGTATAATAGTGCCAGCACCGTTAATTCTAAAAATACCCTTTACATAGACAGAAACAGCCGTGCCTGTGGCTGCTGTAACAATGTTTCCTGTGGCAGCTTGCGATGCGGTAAAGGTTGTACCAGCAGCAGCAGCCGTACCTTGAGCAGTAGCATCTAAACCAAACGAGTGGAAAGATGCTGATGTAAATGTAGCTGTACCAGCACCGACAATACTAAATCCTATGTTTCCTGATGTTGCTGACATACTGGATAAATTGATTGATGCCTCAAAGAAATAGGTTTCTGTACTAGCTACAGTCAACGCACCTGTCGTTAAACCACCTGTCCCGCCTCCAAACAAAGATTGTAAGTTTGTATTGGAGGTCATTGTCTTTGTACCAGTACGGGCTACAAAATGTTCTGTAAGTATCACACCACGGTTACTAGCAATTGGTGTAGCATAAAACACGCTTCCATCATACTCAATAGAACCATCATCAGGTGTGGTCATTAAAGTACCAGCAGAGGTAATTAATTCAATAGGAGCTTTACTAGCTGTACCAGCAGCTATTTGAAGCCATGAAGTACCGTCGGTGGCTGTACCTACACCGAGGTTAGCACCGTCAAATGTTAGATTAGAAGAACCAGCTAATGAACCAGCGTTGTTGTACTGAATTTCTGTGGTAGAACCGCCTGGCGATGCAGTGACGGATATGTTACCGCTACCAAGAATAGATGTGCTATTGATGGTTTTAATATTGGTTCCAGACACAAGCGCGGCTTGCTTGCCGTTAAATGTAGACCAATCAGTGTTTGTCAAATACCCGCTAACCAACGATGTCGCTGCAGGGATAGATAAGTGACTGCCTGATGTGCCTGAGCCTGTTAGCGGTGCATCAGCGACTACAGTTGTTAAATAAGACCCCGCGGGCTGTTTATTATTAAATGTTGTCCAATCAGCCGCGCTTAAATAGCCGTCAACCAACGTAGTGGCTTTAGCCATACTGATTGCTGGTGTAGCTCCGCCTGACGATACAACGGGCGCCGTTCCTGATACGCTAGTGACCGTACCTGATCCCTTGGCATTAAAAGTTGACCAGTCCGTTGAACTTAAGTAGCCATCCACAAGACTCGTTGCCTTGGGGATAGAAATGGCAGGTGTGGCGCCCCCTGATGATGCAACAGGTGCAGTACCAGTTACATCCGTAACTCCGCCGCCTGTTGATATTGGGGGAAAGTTAATGATTGGCATTAGACTGCCTCTCCACCACTAGCGATGATGGTGCAACCCAAACCTGATGCCTTAATTTGAATGGTGTCGCCTGCGTTTAACACTTGCGTACCTGTCCACTGTAAATTAGTGTTGCCGTTAATTGAATAGGCATAAAACAGCGCGTTTGACGTAGCTGCCGAACCTGCGCTAGGGACTAAGTAAATATCAACCGTTATCGCGCCGCCTGTGGTATTGACAACATCAATGTCTTTAAGCAAAGCACGAGTCGACGCAGGGACTGTATATAAAGTTGTGGTAGAGGCTGTGATAGCCGCTTGACCAAATTTAGTAGGGGTTACTCTTTGAAAGGCCATATTAAGATTCTATCCACGATAATATTTGAACGGACGTTGAAGGTACATTCTCCCATCGAGAAGCCCCTGAATCGTATTGTAGTAAATCTGCATCGGTTAAGCTTGTAATTTCTACGTTGGAGTCTGTAGCCCCTAAAGCTGATCCAAACGTAGGACGTATAAACAGAATGCCGTTGGCGGCTGCGTGGACTACGGCGGCCACGATAACTTTAGGGTTAGGCGCTGTAGGAACGTTTTTAGTTAAACCGCCTGCTACAGCAGGGTTGTAATAAAGAATTTCTCCATCTACCCAAGCCTCTACACCACCCGTAGTGTCAACACCTTTAATTTCACCAAACCATGTAGCGTAACCCCATGAATTTAACGCAATATCTTGCGTAGCTACGCCAAGAATGTACTCGCTTTGATTTACTGTTAAACCCGTAGCTGGTGCGGCCAACAAACCCCCAGAAGAACCTACCGTGCCCGTAAACATCAGCACTTGGCCTTTGGTTATGGTAGACGTGGCTTTGACTCGGTAAAACGTTTCTTCGCCAATGTCTTGAATAACATCGCCAGAATCTTCCATGACCAAGGCCAACGTTTTAGATCTGTCAGCGTCATCCCAATACAAAGTGCCTGTGCCTAACGCACCTGTAGGATAGCCTGCAGGTGTTGTATCAAACTTTAGCCAAGGCACGTTGTCTTGCTGTAAGGGCGCCATTGTGCCTAGCTCTGGCTGAACCATCATTTTTAAGCCGTCTATTTGCTTTTGCAACTCAGCGATCTGTGATACCAACGGTGAGTCTGATGGCCCTGAAGGTATCAGGTTGTTAATCTCAACCGTGACATCAACAGGTGTATTTGGTGGCCCAATCTGTAGTTCATCTAATGACACGGCGTTAGAGCCTGCACCTGTCAATTCAAACAGGTTTAGGAAGAAACGATACCATTCGCGTGATACCAAGCCAGTTGTGGCGTCTATCAGCGGTACCCGTGGGGCGGGTAATTTGGTGACGTTTAGTGGACTAGCCATTACGCGTTGGTTCCATCAACGATAAGTTCAGCACCCACAATCGCAATCTTGACTGGATCCGTGCCTGACACCTCGTACACGCGATCACGCAATTTCAAGGTCATGCCAAGACGACGCCAGAACGCACGATAGCCAAACGCGCCTATTTTACCCATCTTAGTCCAATGTTCGTTAGACCACGTATGACCACCATCGTCTGACCAACGCATCATCACCTCTGGGTCACTGCCTTGGCCTAAGTTCAAGCCAACGCCTGTTTCGCAGTTGAGTTGTAGGCTGTGTTGAGCCGTACGCTTGAGGTTGTTGGTACCCGATGGCAACGCTCTCCATGAACGTAACCATTTCTGAATCGCGCCGTTGTCGCTATTAACATCTAGGTCAAAAGCGTAAATGTTGCCGTTTTCAAAGTCACCCACCACAATTTCGTTGTTAAAACTCATTTGGCAGTTGCTACGATGGCGTGTGAACACACCATTCACCCAACCGGCTCGCTCATGCCATGACTGCGTGGTGATGTCGTAAACCCACGTTTTACCCGCAGTCGGGAACGTGATGACGTAAAAGGTATGGCCATCTTGCTGGTAGGTATAAGCTACCGCATCACTGATCGTGCCATAACTTTGTATTTGCCACTCAACCGAGTGGTTAGAGGCGCGAATGCCTGTGTAGCCGTTAGATCGGTAAACAACACCCCTACCACGCGTGTCAGAACCTAGCCAAAAGATGCTGTTATCCGCTTTTGCTACTGAGTATGGTGCAGCGCAGCCGAGCTCGTTAGCAGCGCCTTGGATACGTGCTAGAGGGAAGTCAGGTGTACCTGCGTCGTACCACACCTCAACAGAGTTAGTACCTAGCAACCAAACTTCACGGTTGCTGACAATTAAAGATGTTAACAAGTCAGGAGCGCCTTCAGCACTGGCAAAGTCCAACGGATCAACGCTAGTACCGTCTAAAAGCGCAGTCACCCAGACCTTTTGGCTGTTGGGCTCGTTAAATACAAAGTAACCATCTAAGTAAGCCACAGTCACTGCGCCTGGGAAGTCAGGGTCAGTAATCTGAGCAAACACGTTGGTTGTATTGTTGTAGATGTAGCTAGGGCCGTTGGCTGCCACAAACAACTGCGTACCGTTGTCAGCCATGCTGACTGGCCCAGTGCCTGCAATCGTACCTAGTAGCGTGGTGGTGTAAGTTGCGTCAATCTTGTAAAGTGAGTTGCCAGACACCACAAACGCTGTTGTAGAGTCAGGTTGGAAGTCCCACATACCACGAATCGGGCCGTTGCCTAGTGTGGCTAACAAACGCAGTCCTGGAGCGCGTTGCAACCACCCAGCGGTCTGACCTTCGTTGGGGATGGCCTCAGGGTAAAGGTTGACCATGCGGTTATCCGCCGCGTTAACACTGCGAGCGACGTACGCCTGTCCTAAGATAGGCGTTTGCATTAGTAGTTACCCGCGAAGATGTTAAAGCGTTGACGAGTCGCAACCAAGCTGTAAGGCAAGGACATGATGTCGTCAGGGTTGTTGATGCGCTTCAAGTTACGCTTAGATGTCATCGCAATGCGTGACACCTGTGGGTTAGGGTTAATACCGAACTCGGCTGCAATCTCAAGCGCTAGATTGTACTTAAACGCTCTCAAGTAGCCAGGTGGCATGGTGATGTCAGTTGACAAGCTAGGTACGTTAACGATTGGCTCAACTGATACAAAGTGGAACTCTAGTGGCTTGGTAGGTACTGGGTACACGTACACTTCAATGTCAGGGTAAGTCATGTTAACCCACATCACCTGCGGGTATGTTGATGTCACTGTTTTAACAGCGATACCGTTGTATTGTTGTTGGTTGATGAGCTTGATACCAAACGAGATGTTATTCGCTGGATCACGGAAATATGTAGAGTCATCGACCAAAATAGGGCGTTGTCCAACAAGCGTACCAGTAGGGCCTAGCGTGTTAGATATTTGATTTGGTAACCAAGTTTTCACTTGGTCTATGGTTGCGTAGACAGACAAACGCTCAGTGTTCCATGAGTCAATCATTTGATTGAGCGCAGTCAAAGCGTCTTGTGACGTCGCTGCGGAAGGCGTTTCACCCTCGGCTAACACACCTAATAAGCGCAGTGCGCCGTTTATTTGCTCGTTTGCCGTGGTCATGGCCTACTCCTTATGCTGATTTGCGTCGTGTCTTTGGTTTCAATGTATTGACTACTTCGACAACAGGCTCAGGCTGTTCTTCGACCACTTCAACTGATTCAGTTGGCGTGTCAATAGTATATCGTGTCCAGCCGTTTTGTTCATCATTTTCTGCTTCTAATTCCATGTAGGCAATTTTTTGGCCGTGGTCTGGATGCTGTAGATAAATAATAGGCATAGTTTCTCTATAGTTAGATAGGGGGTGTTTAACCCCCTATTTTATTACCCGATACGCCAATTTGTGCCATCGCAAAAAACTGGCACAACGTTTGAACCGCCACCTGCAACGACAGCGCCAATTCCTGCGGTTAGAGCCGCGTTAGAATTGCTAACCACTGAACGTGTACCAAGTAAAGCAGCAGAAGCCGTAGGTAACTGCGCTACAGTGTAAGCCTTAAACTGAGCGTCATCTAGCAACGGATCAGCATAAGCAACACCAATAGGTTTGTTATTTGACATGATGTTTCCTTTATAAAGACCCCGCCGAAGCGGGGCATATTACATTAAGCAATACGATACAAAGTCCATGTACCTACGCCTGTTTTACGAGCGCGGAACTGAGCTGAAGTAGCCTCAAGAACGATTGCATTGCCAACGATTGTCCAACCTGTACCAACTGCAAAAGTCACTTGGTATGAAGCGTCAATGTTAACAACTGCAATGTCGAATGAGCTATTAGCTTTTTCAGCACTGCTAACTTCAGCTTCTAACAAAGCTACTGTCGGTAGAGTTGCTGTGATGTCAGCGCCTGAGTCTACTGTGAATAGACCGTTAGCTAACTGCTCTGCAGTAACTGTTACGTCGCCAGACAAAAGCGTTGGAGCGCCTTGAATGCTTAGTTGAGCTTCACCGACGTTACCGTCGCCTAATTGATAACCACCTGCACCATTTGGTAGAGCCATGATGAATTTCCTTTACGAATAAGTTAAAAAGCCCCCGCTTGCGCGGGAGCAGTTAGATTAGCCCCAAATACGGCAGGCCATCTGTGGACGGATTGTGCTATAGCCATACAACACGTCAATACGGCAAGGCAAACGGTCATTGTTAATGTCGTATTGGCGAACAATACGCATTGAGATACCGTTGTGAACTTGACGTGAAGCCATGTCTACGCCCTGTGGCATCAACAAGTCAGCGGTCGCAAATGTGATCGCATCTTTGTGGTATACCAAGTTCTGAGCGTACTGACCAAGAGCAGAACCCAACATAGTGATTGTCTTACCAGCGGCAGGCAATACGTTAACTGTGGCCAAAGCTTGACCAGCAGAGAACAACGCAGGGCTGATAGACAATGTAGCTGTTGAAGAACCAGTCGCAGCAGCAGTTACAGTGAACTGTTGCAATGAACCAGTTGATTCACGTGTTTGTGGGTTAACAGCGTAAACGTCTTGGATTGTAAATACGTCGCCAACGTTCCAAGTCTTGCTTGAGCCTGTGAAGCTAATACCAAGAGTTGTTGCGCCTTCAGTAGTTACAGTTGAAGTTACAGAAATGCCTGTACCCCAGTCGCCGTTTGTATGTTGCTTGATAGACTGTGACATATTAACTTCGTCAAAGCCTAACACGCCCATACCCATCATACCGTTCTTGAATTGACGGCTGATAGTGTCTGTTGGGTTAAACAAACCTTTCATACCTTCAACCAAGCCAGCGTTAGCTGCTGGGTTAACAGTAGCGTAGCGTGGTGACATAACAGCAGCGTTTTCGTTCAACTTCTGTTGAGCTTGTAAAAGCACCAAAGATGTTGAAGGAGTTGTGCCAGGGGTACCAACTGAGTTACCGATTGCTTTGTAAGCGTTAGCTACGTCAGCGTCGATAG